GCAGTAATTGTTGTGACTTTGCTAGCTCCATCTGTTGCAGTTGTGCCTGTTAATCCAGCACCAAGTGTAATTGTCATTCCACCTGCATATCTAAGAATAACTACGCCAGAACCACCAGCACCACTACGACCTGGCCAACCTGAACCACTTTCAGGATGTTGAGAAGCACCTCCGCCGCCACCGCCAGTATTTGGATCACCAGCTGTACCATTCATTGTGCCTGTAGATCCGCTTATACCGCCAGCACCGCCACCGCCAGACCCACCAACACCAGCAGTTTTAGCTCCTTGATAATTAGTAGCTGCTCCACCGCCACCACCAGCATAAGTTACAGAACTTCCAGTAATGGAAGAAGTTCTTCCAGCACCACCATTACCACCAAGTAAGCTACTAGAGCTGCCAGATCCATTTCCACCAGCAGCATTTGCTCCGCCGCCACCACCGCCTGAGCCTTGAGCATAACCAGTAAGACCGCCATTAGTTTCTGCTGACTGACCAGTACCACCGGTATATCCTTCATCTGCAACTGGAGTACCAGGAGTATTTTCATATCCATTAGCACCACCGGATGAACCACCATTCTTTCTTGAAGCTGGTGAAGATGTGCCGTAGTCAGTAATACCACCACCGCCACCACCGCCAGTAGTACTGATTGTACTAAACACCGAAGTGGAACCTGGCAATCCGTGTTGCGGCTGGCCAGCAGTTGTTGATGCACCGCCAGCACCAACGGTTACTGTGTAATTGGTTCCTGGAGTCACAGTAATAACACTCAACTGTGAGCCGCTAGGACCACCGCCAGCTGTGTAAGATGATTTAAGTCCTCCAGCACCACCGCCACCACCTGAACGATTACCTTGCATACCGCCAGATCCTCCGCCTGCAACAACAAGGAATTGTATTGCTCCATTGAAAGCAGCTGGACTTACACTATTAGAAGCTTCACTCGCTGGGCCTGTGCCAAAAGAATTTGTTGCAGTTACCGTAAATGTATAGGAAGTACCATTTGTTAATCCTGAAACCGTAACAGGAGAAGATGCGCCAGTACCAGTAAGTCCACCAGGACTTGATATTGCTGTGTAACTGGTAATTGTTGCTGGTATACCTAAGTCGGCTGGTGCTGTAAAGGCTATACTTGCGGACGTATCACCAGCTGTAGCCGTGCCAATAGTAGGAGCACCTGGAATTCTTGAAGGAAAAGGCCACACATTAATTTTTCTCCAATAAGCCGCTTGGTCAATTGTCCAAACACCAGATGCAGAATTTGTGGTTGGCGTAACTGGAGTCTTAGTGATTAGGCCGCCAAGATACTTTTTACTCATGTATTTTCCAATTCTTTAACTTTTTCCCAATATCCATCGCTTCTAGTGCTTGCATATTCAGGATCATGTTGGTCACCAAATATTTCCATTGTTTCTCCATCTAAATCACGCAACGCATACACGCAATAATAAATTGTATTATCTTCAAGCGCAGTAATTTTGTGTTGATGTTCTTTGCGAATCACAATAAAAGTTGGAGCCGTAAATTCTTTAGGTGTATTATCTTTAATTTGAACGCTGACCTTACCTGACACTAATAAGGTTACGTGGTCAAATTTGTGTTCGTGTCCATCAAAGGCTTCGCCTGCATGTTCGAGAACATTTTGTTTAACCCAAATGTTACCAAAGTAACCAAGTTCAAAAGTCTTCATGCTTCCTCAACAGGTGTTACCATAACATCGCCGTAATACAAGGCTGGATTTGTTGTGTACCAAGTGCAAGTATCTTCATTCAATAGAAAATCAGGGTGTGGTTTTGGTGGAATAAATGCGTCACGAATAGAATCATATGTAAAACCAATACCAGCATAATTTTTACGTAATGGTGTACCACCATTTAGGTGAACGCCGCCATAAGTATTGTAACTTGTTCGTTTACAAGTTTGACCACGAAATTCACCATAGTGTTGTTCCCAATCAATACCATCTTCGCCTTCATTTTTGCCAACGATGACTTCTGTAACAATATTATTAGAATCTAAAAATGCATAATGTGCCATAATTATTCCTTATCTGTACAAATAATAATGAGAGCCTGCAATTGTTGGGCCCAAATCGCCCATAAAATAAACAAATCCTTCAGTATGTTTGATAATAATTGTTCTAGTATATTGGTCATTAATTGCATTAGCCGATACGTCAACATTACCATTCTTACCATAATTTACAATCAAAACTACTGCCCCTGTGAAGTTATTCCAAACAAACAACCGGCATGGATTGTTGTCGTAGGAATTTCCAAAATCTATCATAACCTCACTAGTCTTTAGTGGCGGTCTCCACCATAGCCAGCCCCCGTTATCATCTCCTTGTGGAGCGCTATCATAGGTTTGAACAGCTGAAGCTCCATTCCAATTGTTATGTACTGCTGTAACAATACTCGGATAAGTTTGTGCGGCCTTATTAGAATCAGCGTACCAATTTGCAAAACCAGGTCCTGATTGGTTACCAAAAATAAGCGCATCAAATTGGAATGAACCAGGTTTTAAAGAACTACTATTAGCGGAGTAATCACTTGTGAATACAATTGTATTAGCAGCAGTACCAGTACGTACATAATTTAAATTTAAGTTGGTTAGATTAACTGGTATTCCATCCGCCGTGGTGTATGCAGGAGCTGTGTCTGCGCCACTTCCAGGGCCGCCCATTCGATTTACGCCACTCCACCGTGATGGCAATCCATATCCCCAATTGGCGGCAATATACCAGTTAGTTCCAAGAGAATCCGTACAATAATAAGTATGTGAATCTAAATATGTGGTGTTTGCCAAACCCATATTTGAAGAAGCACCCATAAGTTTATAAGGCGTGCCATTTATAGTGCCAGTCGGAGAAGCTATGTAACTACTTGCACCTTGAGTAGTATATACTGGCAAAGTAGTAGGACTCGGACTCGTACTGCTTAGGCCCGTCCAAGTGTTAGCTGCTACAGCCTGCATCTGTTGTGTGATTGTCCAAATTCCCGTGTAACTAGGCATTTTTTATTCCTTAGAAAGTAATATTGCCTGTACCAGCAGTGAATCTATAAACCCTGTAACCAGAACGTGATGGTTGGTCGTAGGTTAAACCACCACCAATAGTTAGTGCAGGAGATGTATTGGGATAAGCAATAATGACAACACCAGACCCACCATTCCATCCGCTACTTCCGGCGTTTTGAGACTTAGCACCGCCTCCGCCATTTCCTGAATTTGCAGTAGCATCTCCGCTAACAGTGCTTGAATAGTAGGCCTGTCCACCAGCCGCATAAGTTACACCAGAACCTGTAATAGATGATGGCGCACCTGCACCTCCAAGAGGCCCAAAAGGAGAAGAATTACCTGTGTCGTAGTTTGTAGCACTACCGCCCACCGCTCCTGCACCGCCACCACCGCCAGCTATCCAGCCTTGATAAACGCCCACATTGGTTGCTGTGCCACCGTTATTTCCTTGACCTGATGTTCCCGTTCCGCCTACACTAACTCCTGCGGCGCTAGTTGAACCATAAGAACCCCCGCCTCCAGAACCGCCAGCAACGCCAGCATTAGAGTAAGAACCACCGCCTCCACCGCCAATTGCAGTATATCCTGTTATTAGAGAGTTTGCACCGCTACCCGCCGTTGCTGCGCCATTATTATTTCCAGAGAACGCACCGCCTGCACCAATAGTGACTGTATACGTGCCGCTAAATAAAGCCGTGCCGTTTCCAGCAGTTAACAAACCACCGGCACCACCGCCGCCGCCACCTCCACCTCCACCTCCAGCAACAACAAGATACTCAGCAAGAGTTCCAGTTGGTGCAGCTGGAATCACACTATTAGAAGCCGCACTTGCAGGGCCACTACCAAAACTATTTGTAGCTTTTACTGTAAATGTATAAGCTATATCGTTAGTCAAACCAGTAAATGCAATTGGAGAAGATGTGTTTGAACTTGTAATACCAGTATTTGAAGTTGCTGTATAGCTTGTAATGTTGCTGGCTCCAGAATTTGATGGAGCTGTAAAAACTACATTCGCAGTAGTATTCCCAGCAGTAGCCGTGCCAATCGTGGGCGCATCAGGCACTTTCAATCCAGTATAAGAAGCGGTAATGAAACCGCCTAGGTAGCGTTCGGACATTTGTTATACTTTAACTAATTTCTTCCCAAGAACATAAAACGGATAAACCATTTGCTGATCCGGATTTAATTCCTATTGAACGATTTTCTTCCAAATAGAAAGATGTGGATTTATCAGTAAGAATCAAAGTAGCATCAGCGGGAACACTAATTGTAAAAGCAATTGGAAAACCAGTTCCTGCTAAAGCTGCTTCTGAGTATATATTACAAGTTACATCAATAGCATTAGCTCCGTCTTTATTTGCTACTAGAATAGTATTTACTTTATATACTTTTCCACTTGAAGCTGGATTACTTAGTAAACCAATCTCAGTATTTGAGGTTAATATTTGTGTGTTCGAATTAGCATTAATTAGTGCTACGTTGACAATATTTGGTGCGGCCATTTAGTTTATCCTCCGAATACAATAGACATAGCTATTGCCTTTCCTGTTGTTGCGCCGGGTGTGGCAAGTTTTGCGTTTGTAATTGTTGCGTCAACGATGTTATTTGCGTTGATTGCTGTCAGGCCAATCTTGTCGCCTGTAATAGCAGCTGATGCAATCAAATTAGATGTAATAGCTGTAAGACCGATTTTATCACCAGTAATAGTTGCTGATGCAATTAGATTGGATGTAATTGTTGTTGGTGCAATCTTGTCACCAGTAATAGCATTAGTCTGAATCTTAACTGCGGATACAGAAAAATCTGATGGAATATGTGGACTAGCACCAATTCCAAGGAACAATACTTGAATGTTATTTGTGCCTGTTGGCGGTGCTTCTGAGAAAGTAAGTGTTGTACTAGATACCGAATATGTATCTGTATGCTGGCGAATACCACCAACGAATATTAGAATCGAAGAAGTAGCTAATGGTGCTTCACGCAAGGTGAAGTTGACTGTGCTATTGTCACCATTGAAGGAGTCAATAGCAAAGGTCGATGATGTGGGTTGATTTCCTAGGTAGGCCAATTTATTATCCTTTTATATTATCTATTTATTAGGGTTTGGTTGGCCAAGTAATACTAAAAGGATCGGTTTGAGTTGTAACATCCCTTAATGCCTGACGATATGCTGACCATTCGGCTGACATTGGAGTGGCAGTATCAGCGGCACGAATAGAAACCCAATCAGTTTCTTTCAAAAGATTATCTCTGTCTGAACGGATTGCGACCCATTGAGTTGCATTGCGAGCAGTAATATAAGTTTCTTCATGTTGAGCTTTAGTTGTTGTAACACCTTCAACTGTGGTGTCTGCGAACAAATCAGCAACTTCCCAATTTTCAATCCAATTTCCATTACTATCTTGTACAACACCATTCTGACGAATTGTTTTAAGTGGGTCAGTATTTGTTGGTTGTGGTGCTGCAAAGATTGGGTCAATACCAATATGTTCAAATACACCTTGGTCCCATACGGCTGGAAATGATGTATTCCAATGCCTACGGCGGAGCTCGCCTTGTGAAACAACTTCACCTGTTTCTCTGATTCTAAAATTTGCCATTTATAATACCTTGATATTCGGTTGTTAGATTGAAAATCTCTAACTGTTTATTTATGCTATTGCCAAAAATATGAATGTACGATTGATACCATTGAGTACGCCCGGCGCAGCAGCCGAAATCTCAAACCCTGCGCTGTATGGGTCAATGTAATCTTCTGATGTAATTTCTGCGTTTGTGTTGTTAAATTCTAAGTAGGGGTCATTTCCTGAAATGATGCCACGGGCTGAGTCAAATACAATCCAACCACCAGTTCCGTCCGCATACTTGATAAGAACAAATCTCGCCCCTGTTGTAAAACCACAGTCAACTTGAACTGCTGAAGCTGAGCCTGCGTATGAACCTACTTTGGAAACGCCAGGACAAGTTGCAAATAAATACGCAACGTAAGCCACAGTATTGTTTGTTGTGTTATCGCTTAGTGTTATGCTTGATGCACTCAACGAAGTTGCAAGAGTGCCGTTATAGTTGCCAGTACCATTAAGGTTATACACTTTGCCTGAAGGTCCAAAAGCACACTGGATGCTCCAGTTATTGTCACTTGTTGATGCCCTACTTTTAAATATCATGAGCTCTGGCGCAACGCCTAAATTATGATTTAAAACTCGGCCGCCTGCTCCAGTTCCTGTGTAAGCTACAACATCAAAGAAGCCTGGAGCACGCCGAAATGCATATGAAACAGTTGTGTTAGTAGACCATTCGGCCCTAACGCCTTGCATTAAATCAAAACCGTATGTGTAAGCCGCTTCCGTCGCAGTTGTATTTGGCGACATATAGTTGTTAGTTAACCGACTTGTCTGATACCAATCAGTTACAACACCTTTTTGTCTTGTTGGCAACCAATCAATTGGGAAGCCACTATTAGCCGCCGCTGTGAAAAAACCGCCACCTGGTGTCTGCACTTCAGGACTAAACACACTTGTACCCACAGTAGGCACTTTCATCGGGCCTCTGCGAATGGCTATGTAGATGTAGGTAGCACCGCCACCATTTAAACCTGAGCCTGTAGATGTAACAGTAAATCCTGTAGCAGTTGGGTTTAATTGAGTGCCAGAAGCATCTTCAATAGTTGCGGCATTTGGATATAACCATTGAGACGTGGTCATGGACATACCACGCATGGTGTCCATTAAAATCCAATCTCCTGTAGCACTTGTTTTTTTAACAAGAAGCCATTGTGGTTCATAGCCTAAAGTTACATCAAGTGGTGAGCCTGTTCCTGTGTATGTTCCACACGAAATCACATTGTCTGTACCAGTTAGGCCAAAGCCTCCTGCGTCATGGGCGAATATATATGCCACAAAAGTAAGACCACTGCCATTAACACCAGTATCAGTTCCAACTGTAAAATTAGATGATGTGGGTTCGGTATTATTCCAAACAGATGAAGCTGTTGCAAAAGCATTAGTTGATTGAAGCATTGCATATTTTGTAGCACCTTGTGACCTGTGATAAACACGCCACCCTTCATCACCCGCTCCAGTTCCTGAAACAGCTTTAATAAAAATGCAACCTACAGTAGAACCAAGACTATGGGCAACAGTACGGTCAGAACCTGTTCCCGTATAAGTCACAATATCAAAGAACTTTGGTTCCTGGCGGAATGTCCAGGAGACATATTTAACTCCTGAAAAATTTTGCTGATAGTAAGAACCACCACTTGCTAATCTAAACCCGTCTGCTCTAGTGCTCATGGAATCTGTTGTATCGCCATGAGCATCAGTAGTATTACTATTTAAAGCAAAAGTGATACCTCTATTGGTATCATATAACTGATGCCGATTCCAATATGAGTTGTATGCGGCTGTTGACTCTCTTGCTTTAATCCAAATAAGAGCACCTTTACCAGAAACATCAATTCCATTAATAATATTTTGTTCATTGCCAGCATAACCTGTACCTGTACCTGTATAAAGAAATGTGCTAAACAAATTTTCAATATATTTTTCTGGAGCACCGGCGCCGCCGGCACCACGCATTAATCTTTTAGCTGTAATTGACATAATTTATGCTGTGTAACCGATTAGAGAAGAAGCACGCCATGTGCTCCCGGTATTAGCTGTAGAGAAGATTAGTAAGTCTTTACCTGATGAAGTAAGTGTTGGTGCCGTATTTGCAGGCCATCTTACTGAAGAAGGGAAAGAAACAGTATATGCACCACCATTCGTCAACTCAATCACGAAAGAACTATCTCTGGAAACTGGTACACCTGTGAATACAAATGTTGTTGTTCCTGCTGGAGTACAAACAAAGTAATTGGCAAGTGCCACGTTGACTGTGTTACTTGTATTTGCCAATGTTACCACGTTCATAGCAACACCACCATAAACATCTAGTGTCGTATTAGCAATTGCACCTGATGTATTACCAACCGCAAATGGTCCACTTGAGAATGTTGGAACGGCACTAAATGCTACGTTGGCTGAGTATGATACACGACCATCTGTACCAACTGTAATGACTGGAATCTGTGTTGCACCACCGTATGAACCGGCAGAAACACCAGTATTTGCAAGTTTATCACTTGTAATCGTGTTACTTAGAAACAAATTACCTGTGATGGTGCCACTTGAAATTAAATTACCGTTAACTCTTGTTAGTGCCATTTTCTTATTCTCTTTTAGTTATTCTTTATTTATATCAGAAGGATATCGATCCAGATGATGTGAAAGTAAATATCTTCCATTGTGCATCAGGACTATTTGTCTTTGTGGCAGTTGTGAAAATTGGATCTGCATAGTATGATGGGTAGCGAATGATTACAATACCGGAGCCGCCAGCACCGCCTGAACCAGCGTTATTTCCAGCGTTGCCACCACCACCGCCGCCAGTGTTAGTAGTTCCAGTAGTTCCGGGAGAAGCTCCAGCACCGCCGCCACCAACTCCACCTGTTCCAGAAAGTGCTCCTGCTGCTGTGGCACCACCGCCTCCACCACCAGCGTAAGTTGTTACAGTTCCACTTATCGCAGAAGCTATACCTCCGCCACCGTTGCCGGAGTCGTATGCGTTTGATCCAGGATCAGTTCCTGTTGTTCCTGCACCCCCTCCTCCACCACTAGGATACTTCGAACCAGAATATGCCGCAGACCCACTATTACCTTGCCCACGAATTCCGCTTGCGCCTGATTTAGTGGCTCCACTACCAGCGCCACCGCCTGACCCACCAGAACCTGCGGCTTCTTCACTACTGGAGCCTCTAGCTCCGGCGCCTCCTCCTGTTGCAGTCACTATGCTAAATACAGAGTTACTACCGTTAGTTGCAGCAGCCCCGCCAAATATTCCTCCCGTACCGCCGCCACCAACTGTGACAGTAACGGATGAACCAGCAGTTATACCAGAAAATCCTGCAAGCAAACCTCCAGCACCGCCGCCTGACCCACCATTTCCTTGCCCACCACCGCCACCTCCTGCAACAACAAGGTACTCAATACTAGGTGGTGCAGTGCCAACCCAATTGTTATCAGCTATTGCTTGACCTACGTCTGATTGTCTAAAGATGCCTGAGTGTTTAGTCATTGTAATTTAAAATGTAACTGTACCTGAAGAAGTCCAAGTATATATTTGATATCCTGCAGCATAACCAATCTGTACATTTCCCGTAACTGCTGCTGGAGGAGAAAGTGTTTGTGGGTAGCGGATAATTACAATACCAGAGCCGCCAGCAGTAGGCGGATAAGGTGATGATCCGCCGCCTCCACCACTACCAGAATTTGATAATGCAGGAGTGGCTGGAAGTAAGTTGAACACCGCACCAGTACCACCGCCAGAATTTCCTAAACCACCAACTGGATAACCTGATGCGCCACCACCACCAGCATAAAAAACTCTTTGTCCTGTAATGGTTGAACAAGTACCTGCTCCAGCGGTTCCCGCCACAGCACCTACAGTTGCATTTCCACCAACAGAGCCAGAGCCACCACCTCCACCACCGCCTGTGTTTCCAGAGCCAGGGTATACTGCATTACCGCCAGCAAAACCTTGACCCGATGTACCTGCGCCGCCAGATACGGTTCCCGAAGTGCTATCACCCGCACCACCGCCAGAACCACCAGCAACGCCAGCATAATCCCTATCCCTACCATAACCACCACCAAAAGTAGTGATATTAGAAAAAGCAGAATTACCACCAGATGTTTCTGCGGAACCGCCAGCGCCTACAGTAATGGTCAAAGCAAAACCTGCCGCTACAGCAAAACCTGCCGCAGATAGAAGGCCTCCAGCTCCGCCTCCTCCGCCTTGTGCGGCACTTGGAGTAATATTTCCTCCGCCACCACCACCAGCTACCACTAAGTATTCAACTTCAGTTGGTTTCTTACCTAGTGGATTAATTGTTGCAGTCACAAGACCGCCAAGATATTTACTCATAGTTTATCCACGAAATTGTTGCTTCATCCCACCGATATAACCCGTTAGGTCTAGCTACTGGAGCTTGCCATGTCATTGTTTCTTCGTTGCCAATCCAACTTGGGAAAGGCTTGCGGGCTTGATGTTCTGCTGTCTTTAGTGTGGCATATTCAGCATCACTCAATACACCCAATACACCAACGAGGCTTGTGTCTGCATCGTCATCACAAGTTCCGTAATACTTTGGTGCTGTTTGATACACACCGCCTATGGTAGCTACAGGCCAATTTGATTCATCTTGCCAAATCCACTGAAAGCCTTTGACATTGGGAAACGCTGGCCCTGTACGCATAGGCTCTGCTGTGCAAAGAATACCTGTATCAGCGTCAATGTTTGTAATTACTATTTTCATATTGCCACCCTTCTAACTGCACGAGCCACATATGAAGTTGTCTTGCCAAATGTTGTTTGGTCGCCTAGTTGACCCGAGAAAAAAAGTTGGCCCCAAGCATTGTCGGTTCCCGGATAAGTGTGTCCCATCCCTGTACTACTCCAATAAGTCGTATCTTGAAACGCTTCAGAATTTCCAACTTGAAACGCCGTTGCGGTAGTTTGCGCTGGTACAGTGGTTGTGTAATTCGTAGAAATAGGTTCTGGAAATACTGCATTTGGATTATTTCCTTTATTTCCAGACGCTATATAATTATTTTGAGTTCCATTCTTTAAAAAGTAATAGCAAACTTCCAATTCGTTTCGTGCTGGCATATACCAATCTGAGTATCCGCCTATAACCAAATCATTGCAGAAATGAGCCGCAGGGTAAACAGTAGAGTTTCCGTCAGCAACCATGTCTGCCGTGTTTTGTGGCCCATCAATAAAGCTGTCTGCGTTGGGTGTATCAGTTGTAGCATTTTTCCATTGTTTTGATGATTCACCAGATGCCTTTGGCGCAACAACCAAATAGTGCGTAGGAAATCCACTACCGTTAGCCGCAATCATGCCAGCGTAGAATCCGCCTTGGAATGCTTGGCCAATAACTGAAGGAGCTACTGTGGCTGGAGTTGGCGTTGTTGGTGTTAAAGTACCTGATGACAGAAACCGATGTACAACATATCCACCTATTGTGTAAACACTACCACCGGTGTAAAACTGAGTTGTGCCAGGATATCTGACTACTACGCAGCCTGCGCCGCCTGTGCCACCAGCAAAACTTCCTCCAATCCCAGAACCACCGCCTCCTCCACCACCTGTATTGACTGTACCGGGAGAACCAACAGCACCAGCGTTACCATTACCCCCGCCACCAGCGCCACCCGTACCAGCAGGACTAGAAGATGCTCCACCAGCACCACCTCCAGCATAAATGGTTACTGTTCCAGATATTGATGATGCAATACCAGCGGCGCCATTACCACCAGTACCTGGTGTTCCGTTTAAACCAACTGTTCCTGCGCCGCCACCACCACCACCGCCGTAAACGCCTGCACCAGCGGAACTTGACCCAGAACCACCATTATTGCCTTGACCTGAAATTCCTGTGCCGTTGTTTGAGCCAACATCATTGTGACCTGCTCCACCACCGCCAGAACCACCATTGACACCAACCGCACCTGAACTACCAGAACCGCCTGACCCACCACCTTTGGATGTAATTGCACCAAATACAGAATTTACGCCTACAGTATTAGTTGTGCCTCCAGCACCAACAGTTACTGTATAAGAAGCACCAGCCGTAACAGGAATCATGCCCGTTAATAAACCACCAGCACCCGCCCCACCAGCATTATAAGTATTTTGCTGAGCCGTACCACCACCGCCACCACCAGCAACGCAAAGGTATTCAACAAAAGTGGGTGCAACTCCTGGTAATCCACCAAGAGTTCTTAATTGATTTATGTTACGTTGTGTAAAAATACCAGCCATTATTCACCTTAGAATGTTATTGTACCTGATGCATTGAAAACATATACTCGGTAAAAACCAGTCTTATATGTCAAAGGAGAACCTGTTGTTGATTTAGCGGCCGCAAAATATGCGGGGTAGCGGATGATTACAATGCCTGACGCACCATTGCCGCCAATACCAACACCACCACCAGCATTGCCACCGCCACCAGAGCCTGTATTTGCTAAAGCACTAAATCCATTTACGGCATCTGCCGAAGAACCATTACCACCACCAGCTGCGCCAAGACCAGGTAATACAGGATAACTGTTATATCCACCACCGCCTCCACCACCAGCGTATTGAATTTGTGCACCAGAAATAGATGATGCGGTTCCTGCGCCACCACTACCCGCTTGTCTTGCTTGATTATTTGAAATACCAGTAGAACCAGAGCCGCCACCACCGCCACCACCTTGAGTAACACCAGTGGTTAATCTTGAACCATTGCCACCAGCAAAGCCTTGGCCAGAAGTGCCAGCACCTCCAGTTACAGTTGTTGAATTTCCATCAGGGCCGCCTCCACCACCGCCAGAGCCGCCACTTCGACCATTTTGATAACTATTACTAGAACCACCTCCTCCAGCAGTTGCGGTAATGGAGCTAAAAATAGAATTAACACCATTGCTACCAGCACTAGTATCAGCTGACCCTGCGCCGCCAGCACCTACAGTTACAGTAATAGAAGAACCAATGGTTACTGCTAAACCAGTTGCAGTTAAAAGTCCACCAGCACCGCCACCGCCGCCAAAGTTCCAACCACCACCGCCTCCGCCAGCTACAACCAAATACTCTACTGTCGTTGGTGCTTCGCCGTAATTGGTTAAATTTCCACCGAAGTAACGATTAGACATTAGGTAATAGTTTCTAAGTTGACAACAAAGCTTACTGAGTTAGCAACACCTGTAGTAACACCAAGAGCTTGATATTCTGTAACATATACAGGTACACTCTTATCTGTAACAATCAAAGTAGAGTTACCAGGAATTGATACTTGATAAGCAATAAAGTTTACACCAGTTGCTGAGTATGGAGCTTGATTTGATACACCAACAGTTACGTTTGTTGTGTTTGGTGTAATGTTAGTAGCAAGAATACTACCAATTCTATTGATACTTCCAACAGGTGGTGTCAATCCAGTAATTGATGTGATACCGTTTGCTGTCGAAGCATATAGGAATGATGTATTTGTTGCCGTTGTAGCTGGTGTCAAATAGGCAGTACTGCCATAAATGAACACCGAGTTTGCCATATTTGGATTTGCCATTTGTATTTTTCCTTAATTAGCCGCCGAAGACAGCATTCAATATAATTGATTTCGCAGAACTTGTACCGCCACCACTTGAAGTTGTTGCCACATTGATTGCTGCGGTCACACGACCTTGTGCATCAATGATTAAACTTGGAGTGTTACCTGTACCACCATATGTACCAGCAGAAACACCAGTAATAGTTAGGTTTGAAGAACCAATTGTGTTTGCAACAATCTTATCACCAGTGATTGCACCAGTTCCAATTGCCGAAGAAGTTACAGTACCTTCGCCAGGAACAATCCTAGAAATAAGGTAACTTCTATATGTTACAATGATGTTACCAGTACCAGAAGATGGTGCCTCAGTAAATGTGAGAGTTGTAGTTCCGTTTACTGTATAGGCTTCAAACGGATCCTGTTGAACATTGTTAACAAGAACTTCAATATCAGAAGCATTATACACCGCTCTAGACAAAGTAACAGTAGTCGCACTACCATTACCATTAAATCTTTCGGTAAGAGCTACGAATGCTTGAGTGGTTGGTGTATTGCCTAGATACATTAACTAATCTCCAAGACCGATAAAATAACGTCACTAGTTCCCGATGTTGAAACCTTAATAGCATCAGCGGCTTCCAGAACAAGTTTCTGGTCACCACCAATTGGTACTAAAGCACCTCCAACCGCAATTGTGGCCTGACTAACCATATAGTAGTCAGTACCGCCAGCCGTTAGAAATACGTTGGCTGTGATTGGTGAGGTAGTCAAATTTGCAATTGTCATACCAATAGCCGTAGCCTGTACTCCTGCGCCTGCGGTAAAGATTGTCGAGTTTGCTGTGACAGCTTTACCAAAATAATTTTTAAATGTGTTTGCCATGTTTTAATATCCTTGATATTGTATTTATCTATTTATCCCAATGCGATTGCAAAGGCAAGAGAATCAGCAGTAGATGCATTAGCTGCTGCAAAAGCTGCCACAGCAGTTGCGTTAACTGAAGTAACAGTAGGTTGAATAATTAAATTGCCTACCATGCCGCTATGAACCTGACACTGGTAAACATAAGTGTTACCTGTTAATTCAAAAGGAACTTTCCAAATGAGTGTTCCAGTTTGTTTTGCTTGAGCATCACTTCCAACAGTAACAACACCTGTTGTTGAAACATGAGTAAGACCATTACTGTATAGTGTTCCACCATTTGACTGTCTTATTAAAAATGGATGCCCGACAGCATTAATGTTGAATGAAACTGTTTGGCCAGGATGTAAATATATGTCAGGATTGTTACCAGAATATTGGTCAAATACATAAGCACCTGAACCAGAATTCGTAACAGCAAAAGTAGTAACACCAGTTCTTACATTAGCATTTGAAGAAAATGCAAATCCATTAACAAAGACATTTGAGTTAACACTTAAAAGACCAGTGGTACTAATAATAGTATTAAGATTTGATGTACCTAAAACTGTTAAGTTATTTGCAAAAGAAGCTGAACCATTAGAGTTGATATCATCAAAATCAATTGCATCAAGGATAATATTTCCTGATACCGTTAAATTGCCACCAATTGCTACATTACCGGTTAATGTTGTTTGGCCACCAACTGATAAATTATTAGCAGCAGTAATTGATCCGTTTGCATTAATATCATCAAACCCAATTGCATCCAAAACAATGTTACCTGAGACTGTCAAGTCTCCACCAATCGTCACATTATTTGCAACCGAAAGGTTGGTATTCGAATAGAAAATAAAATTATTTCCACCCTCAGCCAGTTCATTGACTTTACTGATTAGGTCTTGCGTACCCGTTAACCATTGACTAAAGGTATTTGCGGTATTTAATTGTGAAATTATAGACATTACTTATCCTGATTTGCGGCAATAAGTTGCAACAACTGTTTTATTTCTTGCATATCTTCTTCTAGTTTATCCAATCGAGCCTTGTCTTGTTGCTTTTCTATAGCCTGTCTTTTAGCAAGTTCCCGTTTCATATAGTATTCGTTCAACCCATTCCTGTCCGTATTTAGAATGGCTTTGGAATGGGTGTCCCGAACAAAAGAAGTATCATCAACTTTAACTAGTGTCATATTAACCTGCTGGGAATGCAATTGCACGAACATCACGGACTTTTGGAACATCAATTGTATCTGTTCCTGCCATCACAATCTTAATTGCGAAGGTTCTAAATGTTGAAAATCCAGTTGTATCAGTTGTATAACTAACAGAATTGTTCGCAACACCTCCAAGTCCAGGTGCAAACACTAATTCACGGAAATCATTTTTGTTAGTTGCAACATAGTTTTCATTACCAAGTTCTGTCATCAACTGATAGTTTTTATTATCAAACAAATCATTATCGGATTTGGATAAAATCTTGTAGTACACATGGATGTTTGCATTAGATGGCTTATACGCAGTCAGGTAAACACGAAGGTCGCCAGAATCAAAACCATCATTCAAAATAACTTTACGTGTCATATAGCGCACATCAGAGTTACCACCAAGTTGTTTGTCTTCACCATTATACACTACAACCGCACCTGAACCACCACCTGATCCAGGAGTTAATGTGATTGTTGGAGAAGTTGTATAACCTGAACCGCCGTTTGTGATGTACACAGAATTAACTGTATTAGATACGACATTT